CGGGGGTTCTTCCGTTTTAGGAACATAATGCCCCTTATCACCGAGCTTGATGTCATCAATGACATGCTGTCATCGCTAGGGGAAACTCCCCTCAATGAGTTGGACGATGAGCACCCGTATGTGAATGCTGGGCGCAGAATGCTGACCTTTGCTAATCTGCGAGAGCAGGCGAAAGTCTGGTGGTTTAACCGCGAGGCTTACACGCTGATCCCCGAGGATGCCACAGGTAACATCCTGCTCCCCGAGGACACTATCAGCATAGACCCCACGGACCAGTCCCTGAACTACGTCATACGTGGTAACAAGCTGTACCGTGCGGACGCGCCTGTAACCGAGGACAAGTATGTCTTCACGAGGTCCGTGGATCTTGTCCTTGTGCGCCTAGTGCCCTTCGAGGAACTCCCGCCTAACGCCGCTGTGTATATCTCATACGCCGCGCAAAAAGATTTCCAGAAGGCCTACGACGCAGACGAGCTTAAGTACAAGCAGATCAAGGCGGACCTTATCGAGGCCCGTATAGTGCTCATGGCTGAGCACGTGCGCAATGTAGGCGCTAACCTATTCAAACGCACTAGCACGGCCCGTACCCTAGGTAGGCTACAGAGCAGCGGTAACGTGCGGTACAATCTATTAGGATAACCTTTGGCGAAAGTCTCAGGTTCGTATGAAAGCGTTGTGCGCGGTGTTTCGGAGCAGGTTGCTCAAGACCGCCGCTCCGGCCAGCATCACGAACAAATAAACATGATTTCGGACCCGGTTAAGGGTCTTGCTCGCAGGCATGGATCAATCCTGCAAGACGAGTTTGTTATCCGGACGTACAACCCCGGTAACTACCAAGAGCTACTGCTGGACAGCAAGTATCACAAGGTCTTCACCTTCTTCATTGACGGTGTGGAATACGACCTTGTTTACCGTAGCGCAGCCTGTGCCGTCACGGTCAATGACTACGGCACCTTCGCGTACTGCCTTAACAAAGAGACCATGCAGTTCATGCCAATCTCTTGGGGCACTGACGCGCTACTGAGCACGCTGGTACAGGGTGGCGTGTCTGCCATCACTAGCGTGGGACAGTACCTGTTCATCGCTGGTAACAGCATCATCCCCACATGGACGCCAACGGACGTTTACACGGCTAGCTCGAATACGAGCCTCGGGGCTGTGTGGGTTAGGGGCGGGGCGTATAGCAGGACCTTCAAGATAACCGTCACTAAGATGGACGGCTCTACTTATGTAGGCACCTACAAGACCCTGCCTTCCAGCTTCCAAGACATCCTGGATACCTCGGGCATCCTCACGGCTGACCCGGATTACCAGAAGAAGGTCAACGATGCCGTCAACGATTACAACGCTAACGTCACTGCCTACATAGGTACGGCTGCGGCGGACATCACCCCGGAGAACATCGCGGAGAAGCTCAAGCTAGCCCTCACGGCTGCTGGGTGCGCTGGTGTTACCCGGCTCGATAGTACCGTGCTGATCGACAACGTACTGGTGCGGGATATTAGCTGCGACGACAGCGGGGATGGCTCGCTACTCCGCGCCGTAGGCAACGAGGTTAGGGCGGCCGATCTGGTCAGCGCTATCCACTATGTCGGCAAGGTCGTAAAGGTTGCCCCCAAGGGGGTAGGCGGGGAGGATGCCTTTTACTTGAAGGCCTTTCCTCGCGTGGGCTCAGGCACGGGATGGCAGCAGGTATCATGGCGCGAGAGCGCGGGGTACACCATGCAGCCCGACGACGTATTCTGTATGGCTACTATCGTGGGAGGCACCCTGTATATCGGGGCTAATGCCACGGACCTAGCCGCTGCCGCTGGCGGTGTACACCCGGAGTTCAAGGCCAATGTAGTTGGGGATGATGTCAGTAGCCCGCTGCCCTCCTTCTTCGGTAACCGCATTGACTACCTCGGGCTGTTCCAAGATCGGCTAGTGATTGGTTCGGGGTCTACGATCCTGACCTCTCGCCCCGGCGACTACCTTAACTGGTTCCGGCAGACTGTGCTTGCGCAGCCCGCTAACGATCCGTGGGAAGGGTTCGCCCTAGGGGCCGAGGATGACACCATCCGCTACAGCACTACGTATGACAGGAACCTGATCCTCTACGGTAAGCGCTTCCAGTATCAGATCAGCGGTAGGCAAGCTTTGGACCCTAAGACGGCCAGCATTGTTACTACCTCTGCGTACAAGGATGCTAACGACGCGCCTCCGCTGGCTAGCGGGAACTTCGTGTTCTACGCTAAGTACAGCACCCTGAGCGGCACGGAGGAGAAGGCGACTTCTCTCCACCAAGTTCAGGCAGGCGTCATCGCAGACACCCCTGAGAGCTACGAAGTCACTCAGCAGCTAAGCACGTACATCCGCGGCAAACCAGTGCAGTTAGTGTGTGTCGAAGCGCCGAACCTTGTGGTTTTGCGCACTGATACAGAACGAGACAAGCTCTACACCTATACCTACCTAGACAGCGCCAATGCCTCTGAGAGGTTGTTTGACAGTTGGTCTAAGTGGACATGGGAGCCCGAGGTGGGCGCGGTAATCGGCACTAGCCTTAAGGGTACTACCCTGCTGGTGTACATGCTTCGGCATGACGGCACTAATTGCTGGATTGCCTGCGAGCAGTTCTCGCTAGCCACCGGGCTCAGCAAGTATCCGTACTTGGATAGCCTCAGGCCCTACTCAGCTATTGCTGCGGGGACAGGGGCTGTGAAGCTCACGACGCCCCGCATGTCGGTTGCCTTCGGGGATACCTCGGACAACTACATGATTGGCACGCCGATGCTAAAGCTCACGCTGTTCATGGTGGATTATGCCGGGCAGGAAGCAGCCCTCTACGGAGGCTTCGCTCCCCTTGCTTACGTCACGCCCACTAACCCCTTCAAGAGGGACCGGGACGGCAACGCGGTTACGTCAGGCAGGCTCACGCTAGGCGCTGTGGGAGTGTCCGTGCAGGACAGCGGCGGGCTTAAGATCGAGGTGCAAACCAGCACATCGACCTTCCTGAGCAAGGATTTCAGCGGGAGCCTACTGGGCTCTCAGACTGCCTTGATCGGTAAGCAGCCACTAGCCACTGGGAAAGTCACGGGGCTTGTCGGCAGGGGCGTGCAGGAATGCACCTACACCCTGCGGGCTAAGACATGGCTTCCACTCACTATCACTGCAATCGAATGGTCGGGGCAGTATTTCAACAACGCCCGCAGGGTATCTTAAGGACTAGCCTATGGGCGCTTTAATTTCCGACAGCGCACGGCACATCGCTGCGCAGGCGAAGATAGATGCTGCTCGCCTCACTACTAAATCAGGGAACGAGAAGAAGGGGGCTATCACTAGCCTTGCCCGCTTCTCGCAAGCCCTCGGCAATCAACGCCGCATGGCAGCGGCAGGGGACCAGATCAACGCCGTCACGGAGAACGTGGCACGTAATCTGGATGCCTCCGCGTCAGGGAAGTTCCAGACCCGCATACAGTTCGCGGAGGAGCTTGGCGCGTCCGTCGCGGATGCTGCCGCCGCAGGCGTTGGGGGCTCCTCTATCGAGCAGTATAACCGCACCATGGCGCTGTCACAGGCGATCGGTGAAGAGCAGGGGGACCGCGAGGTACTCACGCAGAACATCGCGGGTGCTGCTGGCAGAGGGGCTGCGCTCAAGGATGCCGTCGCAGGCATGAGCAATGACCCCATCTTTGCTGATCTGGACTACACGGAATACGTGGACGACAAGAAGCAATCCATGTTCAGCAAGGTGGCTACTCTCGCTCTAGCAGCGGGGGCTACCTACGTCGCCGGGCCACAGGCGGGCAAGGCAGTCATGAAGGCTGCTAACGCTACGCAGCAAGCTAATCGCGGGGACTTCGAGGGTGCTTCACGGAGCAGCATGGAAGCCATCGGCAGCGCCTACGAAGGCGTGCAAGCATATCATGCTGGCGGGGATGACAAGCACTTCGGCTCAGCCTGGGGCAAGCGCGCCTTCTCCAAGGGCATGAGCAGCGTCAAAACCAAATAGGATCACACATTGGCTTTAGCCGGATACAACCTGCGCAATGCAGGTAAAAGCACCTTCGCGCGAAGCAATGGTGCTCCAATACAGATTAACCCTGCCTCCTCTGGCGTAAGCCGGGGAGCGCAGGTGCAGGGCGGGAATAGCAGCGGGGGCGTAGTAGTCTCTGACAGCGGCCCAGCCCTGATCCCCGACGAGCTTCCGGACTTCATCGCGAAGGCGGCAGAGCCCTACATCAAGCGCAAGCAATCAGAGCAGTTCTTCAAGGGCTTCACGGCTGCTGAAAGCGGGCGGGCACTCGGGGAGCTAGATAAGTCTAACTCAGGCATTCGCAGCATCTTTGGCTCCAATGCTTATGAGAAAGGTGCCCAGTATTACACGGCCAAGACCGCCGTTGATACTTGGCAGAGCCGCAGGCTCGCGGACATGGATAACCTTAAGCGCATGCCTGAGGCTGAGGTAGCTAAGCTCCTCGCTGAGGAAGCGCAGGCGATGATGACGGGTAACGCCGGGGCTGACATGATTATCCAACAGGGTATCATCGAGGCTACCGGCCCCCTGATCAACACCATCACCAAAGAGCGCTACAAGTTTCAGCAGACTGAGACTGTGCGGGTGCAGGCTGGCAGCTATGACGCCAGTGCTTCCGCGCTACAGGCCCTGAGCGTAAGCCAAGGGAACCTGTCTGACCCGGCCGATAAGGCAGAGGCTCAGACCGCCATTAACAATCAGACCGAGAGCTACCTAGCCTCCCTTAGACCCATCGCGGGCCAGGCGGAGGATAGCTGGAAAGCGGGCTTCGTTAGCCACGTTATGCGGGCGTTGGATGCCGGTAACGGATATGCCTATCAGGCCATCAAGCGCACAGGGCTGCTCGAAAGCGGCGGGGTTCTCACGGACGACCAGATCACCAAGCTAGAGGCCCGCCATGCGCGGAGCGTAGGCAAGGCGTTTACGTCAGCTATGCCCGCCCTCAAGGCCGATCTTCTCGCGCTGGACCTGTCCACACAGGACGAGGCCGGGGACCCCACAACTCGCATCGTGGACTACGCTAAGCAGGTTGCGGTCATCAATGCCAAAGCTAGAGCCCTGACGGGGTTCGATGAGGACCTGATCACTACTGAGGACCTTAGGACAGGTGCCAAGAGCATCACCAGCACCCTGCTGTCCGCGTATCACCGCAGGGAGGCCCGCAATCAGGCCGTGGCAGACCATGCGCGGGATCGCTCTGAGAAGCTGGCAGACGAGGCCGCTGAGCGTGCTGCCGAAGCTGCGGAGGTCACGGGGGCTTGGATCGCCGGGGACGCCACAGCGGGCATCCTGGGAGGCATGAAAGCGGGATCGGTGGAGACACTCGCCCGCAACGATTTCCTTCGCGGGGATGTCAGCAATATTGCCCGCCAGTTCAACAGCAATGGGTACGTGGCTGACAGCGTTAAGACCTTGGCACAGGCGGGCATCAAAGCCTCGCTTGGGCAGGGGTACACCAAGACGTTCGACGCTTCCCACCAGCAGTGGACCACGCTCATGAAGGCGTCGGAAGGAGCTACACGCGCGTACTACGGGGACCAGTTCGTAGCCATGCAGAAGTTCGACATGCTCTCAAAGAGCGTGCCACCTGAGCTTGCTTGGGCGCGGTCCTTCGGGGACATGACGCAGTTCAGCACGCCGGTACCACCGGAGCTTAGGTCCGAGGTTCGCAAGGCTATCCCGGATGCCATTGATGGCACCGAGAGCTATTGGTTCATCCCCGGCGGCACTGCTAAGCTCAATGAGAGCAGCAAGGCATTCCTGGGCTCTGCCCTTGAGGGGCAGGTTGGGCTTGAGCTAAACGGGAACACTGACAGGCCGCTTGAGGCTGTTGTCGGCGGGTCCCTAAAGCACCTGCTCAGCAGCGGGCGCATCGAGCGCTCAGGCTCATTCGTATGGGGTAACATGCGCGGTAACGCGCCTCTGGCTACCATGATTGGAGCCACTCCCAAGGAGTTCGAGACCACCTTTGCAGCCGTGGTAGACGCTAGGCTTAAGGCCGATGGTTATGCTGACGGAGCTAGCGGAGACGCTACCGTGCTGCGCATCAAGGATCAGGGCGGTAAGGCCGGGATATGGGTTTATACCACTGACCCCGACAACTACCACGACATCTTCATTACCTCAGACGAGCTTAAGTCCGCCAAGGACAAGGTAGCTAAGGGCGAGGTTCTGGCTAACCAGCCTGATCCCGCACTGGGCAGGCTTGATCCAGCCAATGTCAACGGCGCGGCCAAGGTAGGCGGCATGCATATAACTTCCGTCATTGGCGGTGCTTTGGGCTCCATCGTCGAAGCCGATAAGCGGCTAATCGAGAAAACCCGACAGCGGGCATTAGTGCGCCCCAAGCGCAGATAACTCTATCTAGGAAACACATTGGCAATTGACCTCAGGGGTACGTCCCGTTCAGATCAGCCTGTTAGCGTCAGGACTAATAACCCCGGCGCAATCATCTACGACCGCCGTAATAACTGGCAGGGTCAGGTAGGCAAAGAGTACACCAATGGCCGGGAGTTCGTCGTATTTGACACCCCGGCCAACGGCCAGCGAGCACACCGCAAGCTGATCGCAAACCACATTAAGGGCGGGGCTAACACCCCGCTCTCGCTGTTCACAAAGTGGGCACCTGCATCTGACGGCAATGATCCTGCGGCTTACGCTGCTAGGGTCGCCGGCCAGCTAGGCCTAGGCGTGAATGACACTCTGGATCACAAGGATGAAGCCCTCCTTACCCGCATTGCGGATGCATCGGCGGGCGTAGAAGCTGGGAGTGGTGCGGCAACAAGCACGCAAGCCCCGGCACCTCCAGCGGGGCCTTTCTCCGTAGGTGATCTGGATAATCTCCGCTCTAGCTTGAACAAAGTGTTCGTGCCTAGGGAGGCTGCACCCCACGTACCCAAGACGCCTAAGCAGGACGCACGCGCGGCCAAGCAAGCGGATGTTGCGGCGATCGGCGGGGTTAGCCAGGCTAAGGCCCCCC